CCTACAGCGCTTCGCGTACCGACGCCACCGGTCACGCCGACGTCGCCTGGGCAATCATGCATGCCCTGGCCAATGAACCCCTCAACACCGACAAACAGCAGCGTAGCCGCTACGTGTTCAGCAACTAAAGGCCCCCATGACCCAGCGAAAAGTGAAAGACCAACCGATTCAACCCAAGCCCCCGACCCGGTCATTCGCGTTCGGGGACCCCGAACAGGTGCTGGTAGGCAGCATGGGCAACTACCTGGGTGTTTTCGCCTCGGAGGACGGTCGCCTGTACAAGCCACCGGTGTCCCGCCAAGGGCTGGCCAAGCTGCTGCGCGCCAACGCGCACCACGGGGCGATCCCCAAATTCAAGCGCAACCTGTTGCTGCGCGAGTTCATTCCGTCCCAAGGCTGCAGCGTGGCCACCATGGGCCGTGCTGGTCTGGATTTCGTGGTGTTTGGCGAGGCGTATCTGTATCGCAAGCCCAACCTGCTGGGCCAGGTGCTGGAAATGCAGCATCTGCCAGCGATCAACATGCGGGTCAAGGTCGACGGCGGGTTTGTGATGTTGCTACCCAACGGCAAGGAAATGGAATTCGACCAGGACGAGATTGAGCACGTCATGGATTACGACGTCGAGCAGGACATTTATGGCGTTCCTGATTACCTGGGCGGAATGCAGGCCCTGCTGCTTAACGAAGCAGCCACCCTCTTCCGCCGTCGGTACTACGCCAACGGCGCGCACGCCGGTTACGTGTTCTACACCAACGACCCGAACCTGACCGAAAAGGACGAAGAGAACCTGCGCGAGCAGATCTCAGGCAGCAAGGGCGTGGGCAATTTCCGGTCTCTGTTCCTGAATATCCCTGGCGGGGCCGAAAAGGCGGTGCAGATCATTCCGGTTGGGGATTTCCAGGCAAAGGACGAGCTGGAGAAAGTTAAGAACATCACACGTAACGACGTGATCGCTGCATGGCGCATGAACCCCGCGCTGGCAGGGATCATTCCGGAAAACAGCGCTGGTTTTGGCGATATCGAAAAGATCGATCGGGTTTATACGAGCAACGAAATCCGACCTATCTGTCAACTTTTCAGCCAGTTGAACGATACCTTGCGCGACGACAGGCGGATTGCCTGGAGGGAAACGCCATCAGTAGTGGAAAACACTACATCAAGTGTCTAGAGCAGGAAATGCCACTACATAATGTGGCAAAATAGTGGCTATTGGCTGGCCCTGGGGAGGGACGCAATGAGAATCACATGTAAGTGCGGGCATAAGGGGCGGATTGCATCAAGGGATCAGCTTTCGAATGACTTCGCCAAATTGTATTGCCAGTGCCTGGACGCAAAGTGTGGGCACACATGGGTAGCAAATCTGACGTTTTCGCACACGCTCAGCCCGTCGGCTCAAGCCATGGACCGGCTCATTTTTGACAGCCTCAAGAATTTGTCACGAGCTAAACAGCGGGAGCTGTTTGATCAGCTGGGTGCAGCGTAATCGGGCGGGAACGCTAGCCACTGGGGCCAGCGCCTGACTCTCCGTCGACATTGCGAGGTGTTTAGCTGGCTGCTATGTCAGAACCGTCAGGAATTTCCGATAGCACCTCTGACATTCGCCTAACCCGCTGCTGATCTTCGTTAGACATTCGGCGGTAGAGCCTGATTAAGCGTAGCTCTACTACGGTAAGCGCCTGCCAATCAAATTCACCAAATTCATTGTAATTGCCTTCAAATTTTGCTCGATCCAACACGCGTACTGCTCCATAGGTGCATGAGTGAATCGACGTTATCGGGCGTGAATGGTCCTTGGATAAAGGGAATTTCTGTATTGCTAACAATCCGTTACAGCTCAGTTCAAGCCACGCGCTTCCATTACTGCCATCGCGTCAAGCATTCGGCGAATCGTCCTCTGATCGTCCTCGGGAATGCTGCGGTATTTTTTTATGATCGAGTCCTCAGTGGGATCCAAAGCATCGCTCCCCAGCGTGCTGCGCACCCCGTTAAGAATGTACGGAACATCAAAGCCCAACTCCCTACCAACGATACTCAGGTACGCAGCCGGTGCGTCACTTGCGCCTGACTCGTAGTTCCCCTGCGTCCGTTTGGAGACCCCCAGCTTTTCAGCCACTTGATCTTGGGTCAGACCGTTTGCGGTGCGCTGCTCGCGCAGTCGTGCGCCTATCTCTTCGGACAGAGTCAAAATATTTCCATCTTCCATATTTACATTGGCAGTTTTTTGCCACATCCTTTGCACTACATCACACGAAGTCGCAAGGAATTGCACTATGCCGAACAGCACCATCAACGAGCAAGCCCGGCGCGAGGCTCGGGAAGCTTTGGAACGAAAAGGTGAGTCAGCGAAAGACTTCGCTGCGAAGCACCAATTGAATCCCAGCACCGTGTACGCAGTGCTGAGTGGCCAGAGCCAGTGTCGACGCGGGGAGGCACATCGAGCCGCCGTTCTGCTAGGGATCAAAGACGGCGTGATTGCACAGTAATGGCGCGGGTTAATAGGGAAAAGCAGAACATGAAAAGCTCAGTTCTAAAGACACGGCGCGAAGTGGTCAGCGCGATAATTTGCAGTTACCCAGGTGGTCGCGAATGTGCTGCAGCTCGTTTAGGCCTGGCTCTCAAAAAATTTGATAACCACGCCTACGAGAACAACAACAGCCGCCCACTGACTGACGCCCAGCTCTACCAGTTGGAGCAGGAATCGAACACACAGCATTTTCCGAATTACGTCGCGGCCATGTATGACGGCCTATTCGTTCCGGTACCTGATCCAGAAACCAACGACGTCGTCGAAATGTACGCGCTTTCAGTTCAGGTCGCGGCAAAGCGTGGCTGTGTAGATCAGGAGATTGCCAAAGCCCTTGCAGACGGTTGCATCAATGCCGCCGAGGCAGAACACATTCTCAACGCTCACAACCTACACATGGCAGCACGTCACGCCGAAGTACTGGCAGCAATTGATCTTTACCGCGTCAAAGCAGGGACAGCCCAATGAACAGTGCCTCCACGGATATGGATTATCGCAGCACCATGCGGGCAGCTGCTTTGGCATTCCTCGAGCGTCATCAAGGCGAACACCTCGGTGATCAGGGTCAATTCATTGAGCGCACGATCGGCCACATGGTGGACAGTTTTCAGGTCGATAAAGCGCTGGCGCTGCGATTGGTCTGCGAAGCCCTTAGCGATCTGGCGGCCATCAACGTCCGTCAACAGGTCGACCTCCAAGCAAGCGCAGAACACACCGTAGTCATTACTGATCCGATTCGCGGCTGCACCTGGTCAGTGCCGGTTTATTTGATTTACGAACACCTTATTTCTGCCGGTCACGGCAAACGCATTACCCCCGCTAACTAAGTACCCCCAACACATTGCCTGCCCCACGCCCCGTGGGTATGGGTGAGCTGCGCCCGAATTCGAGGTTTTACGATGGGAAACGCCGTAATTGTCACCACTCAACTGCCACCGGCAGAGGCCGAAGCGTTGCTGGCCGCTATGCGTGAACAGTACAGCTCGAGCCTTCAAGAACACTGGTATGCCGACCAGTTCCGCTTTGTTGCGGACGGTCTGCGCCACGGCGCAATTCTCGCCCACGTCCCGGTCATGGCGGCGCAAAAACGCCTGATGGCAGCCCTGTCCCAAAGTCTTAAAGCAGTGAAGCAATCATGAGAGACGATCTACGTCACGACATCCTGCAGCGCATCGAGTCCGACTTCGGCCTCAAACACCGAGCGCCTACCAATTACATGCGCGGCGGTACGTGTCCCAAGTGCAATAAAAGAGAGCTCTACACACGATTCGACAGTCCGTGGCAACTCATCTGTGGTCGCCAGGAGAAGTGTGGCCACACCGTACACGTCAAAGAAATCTACAGCGACCTTTTCGAAGACTGGAGCAAGCGCGTTCCAGCCACGGAAAACGCGCCGTCGGCTACAGCACGGGCGTACCTGGAGTTTTCCCGTGGCTTCGATATTTCCCTGATCGGCAACTGGTTTACTCAGGACACGTACTACTCCAGCCAGCACAACGCCGGTAGCGCGACGGTTCGGTTCGCTTTGGAGAAAGGCGGGTATTGGGAACGGCTGATCGACAAGCCAGCACGCTTCGGAAAGATGAAAGCCCGCTTTATGCCAGGCGAGAGCTATAAGGGCTTCTGGTGGTGTCCGCCGGACGTCGACCTGGCCACCGTCAAAGAGCTATGGATTGTCGAAGGCATCTTTGACGCGATCGCCCTGCGTCACCATGACATTGCCGCCGTCTCTGCAATGTCCTCCAACGCATTCCCAGCTGACTCCTTACAGTCGTTGGCAGCAGCGCGTCAGGGCAATCTGCCGAAGCTCGTATGGGCACTGGACAACGAACCCGGTGCACACGCTTACACGAAGCGTTGGGTACGTATGGCTCGCGAGCTGGGCTTTACCTGTGAAGCGGCGCAGATCCCCCAACGCGACAACAGAAAGGTCGACTGGAACGATCTTCACCAGCGCTGGCAGTTCCTGGACGAAGGCGAGAAGCGCGCTGCCCAGGTCGATAAAGACATCATTACCGCACGCCACTTCGGCGCTTTGCTGATCGCAGAAAACGCGACCGAAAAAGCCCTGGTCATGTTCGACTGGAAGCGCCGTAGCGAATTCCACCTGGAGTTCGGCAACCGCCTCTACTGGTTCCGGCTCGATCTGGATAAGTACAACAAGGCGATCCAGGAGCTTGAAGAGAGCGAGCACCACGACGACCAGCAGTTGAACAACAAACAGATGCGGGCAAAGGCCATGCAACAGTGCGGCGCGCTGCAGCGGATCGCCACTTGCAACCCGAAAGCCCTGTACTACCAGGAAAACAAGCTAACCGACGAATCCTGGTATTACTTCCGGATCACGTTCGCTCACGATGCCGCTCCGATCAAGAACACCTTTACCAGCTCGCAGATCTCCTCCTCTGCCGAGTTCAAGAAGCGTCTGCTCGGCATCGCGCCTGGCGGGATGTTCACCGGGACCACGCAGCAGCTGGATGCCTTCATTGAAGAGCAGACAGATGCGCTCAAAACCGTACAGACCATCGACTTCACCGGCTACACCAAAGAGCACGGCGCGTATGTCTATGGCGACGTAGCGGTTCGAGACGGCAAGGTGTTCAAGCTCAACGAAGAAGACTTCTTCGACATGGAGCGGTTGAGCATCAAGACGCTTAGCCAGTCGGTCACTCTCAACCTGAATACCGATCTCGAGAAATTCGATACCGAGTGGCTGGACATCATTTGGGAATGTTTCGGTCCCAAAGGGCTGGTCGCGCTGGCCTTCTGGTTCGGATCCCTGTTCGCGGAGCAGATCCGCCAGTACCAGAAAAGCTACCCCTTTGCCGAAATCATCGGTGAACCGGGCGCGGGTAAATCCACGCTGATCGAATTCCTGTGGAAGCTTTGCGGCCGTATCGATTACGAGGGCTTCGACCCAACCAAGGGCACGCCGGTTGCTCGAGCACGGAACTTCGCCCAGGTCGGCAACCTGCCTGTGGTGCTGATCGAGTCGGAGCGGGAAAAGACTGACGGCAGCCAGACCAAGCAGTACGACTGGGACGAACTCAAGACTGCCTACAACGGCCGCAGCGTTCGCTCCACCGGCGTTAAGAACAACGGCAACGACACACGGGAACCGCCTTTCCGTGGGGCGGTTGTAATCGGGCAGAACCATGCGGTGAATGCGTCCGAACCCATCCTGCAGCGCCTGGTGCACATCGCTATGACCAAGGATGGCCAGACCCCACAGACCAAACTGTTGGTAGAAAAGCTGGAGCGTATGCCGGTCGACCGCGTCAGCGGATTTCTGGTCAAGGCCACGATGAAAGAAAGCAGCGTGATGCAGACCGTTCGCGAACAGGTGCCGATCTACGAGCAGCAGCTGCTGGCCCTGCCCGAAATTCGTACGGTCCGGATCGCCAAGAATCACGCCCAGTTGCACGCGCTGGTCGACGCCCTGGTGCACGTCGTACCGCTGACCAAGCAACAGATCAAAGCCGCCCATGTGGAGATCCAGAGCATGGCCAAGGAACGCCAGCTGGCGATCAACGCAGATCACCCGATCGTCGTCGAATTTTGGGAGCTGTACGAGTACCTGAACAGCACCGCCGGTGGCCTCAATCACTCTCGCAACGAAGGGCTGATTGCCGTGAACCTGAACGACTTTGCGAAGGAGGCGGCAGAGAAACGCCAGAAGGTGCCCGACCTGACCGAGCTGAAACGCCACCTGAAAACCAGCAAGTGCCCCAAGTTCATCGAGACCAACCGCAACGTGTGTTCGGCCTGGGACGTCGACGCGGCCAACAAGGCCAAAACCGTGCGGTGTTGGATTTTCCAAGCAGCCTGATCAACACCAACAAGGAAACGTCGATGCAGATTCAAGTAATCAGCGGTACCCCGGTTGAAGAGGCCTACATGACCGGCGTGGTGTTCGCTGGCCTGACCGAAACCCGCGATGGCTTTCCGGTCGTCCACGCGCATGCCTATGCGGTTGAAGGTCTGCTGGGGATTTTGGAAGTCCGCGCCGCTCGGGGTGAGCGCGAGATTCTGGTGATGGGCTGCAGCCGTGACCAGATTCAGGCGGTTTTGGAATGGCAGTCAGAGACGGAAGAGGTCACCGATCTGGAGAGCCTGGTGATTCACCTGGTGCGATCAGATCCGCTGGACCCAAGCGCCGGTTAATACCGGAAACAAGGGCGTCGAGGAGTTCGTACCTCCCCGACACCAACCACTGAAAGGAGCCGCACCTTGCTAGTACAACCACTTATCAGCGATAGCCATGAGGCTACCACACGTCACGATCCGCGTACCCATGCGCGCTTCATTCCCAGCCGTCGAACCGTGGCCACCGCCATCATCGGCGCGGCCTTGATCGGTTACCTGGTGCACAAGACGCCGGATGCCCGCGACCGCCTGACCAACCTCGCCACCCTCGCCCATAGGCAGGGCGACCTGACCGCCGTCGACGCTCAGGTCATTACCCAAGTGCTTGCCCGTCAACCTGTCAGTAATTGAGCCTTTAGCTTCTGGCTTTGAGCACCAGGGCGAAACGCTACACTGCCCTGGTTGCTGCTTCCCGTAGAGAGCAATCATGAATTCCCCCACAAGCACCGTCCTCACGTTTGAGGACCTGCAGCGCATTACCGGCTATCAACGCCGCTCCGACGTCGAACGTTCCCTGATCAATCAGGGCATCCGCATGTTCAGGGGGCGCACCGGCCCCTGGACGACGCTGGGTCTCATTCACCAGGCGGCGGGCATTGAGTCCGTGGCCACCGAGCACTACGACATCAACATCCTATGAGGCGAGCACGCAAGCGGAAACATAATCCGCACATCCCCAGTCACATCGATCAGGCCGCTCTCCCAGCGGCCATCTACTTTGATCATCGCAACGCCGGTGTGTGGTACACGCTGCATTACGACGAGCACGGTAAACAGCGACGGCGCAACGTCGCGCCTGCCGACGTCACCCTGGCCGAGCTGCACCAGATCATGGAGCAGACCTCGGGCGTGGACCAGGGCACGTTGCGCTACGTCTGTGCGCAATATCACATGAGCGATCGCTACAAGAAACTCAGCCCCAACACCCATGACGACTACTGTTATTCGCGTGACGTGCTGCTGGCCATCCCCACCAAACTGGGCAAACCGCTGGGTGATCTGCAGGTGAAGAAGTTCACGGCCGCGCTGATCCAGCGCATCGTCGACCGGCTGGCTGACGAGGGGACGCCCTCCAAAGCGGCGCACGTGTTGCGCTACCTGCGCCGCGTGCTGCAGTGGGGGCGCAATCGGGGGTTTCTGGACATCAACCCGGCACTGGGCATCGAAGCGCCGGTGGAGCGCAAGCGCCGACGGCTACCGGGGCACCAGGTCATGGAAGACCTGGTGGACCGCGCCCTGGCGTTTGGCCGCTTGGCCAGGAACGAGAAAGGCGGTTGTCCGCAGTACCTGAGCTACGTGATGGAGATTAGCTACCTGTGCCGTCTACGCGGGATTGAAACCATCACCCTGACCGATGCCCACGAAATGGCCGAGGGCATCATGACCAACCGGCGCAAGGGCAGTCGCGACAACATCGTGCGCTGGACGCCGCGTCTGCGCGCCGCCTGGGACGGGGCGAAGGCGTATCGGACCA